TCGCGTTATCGTTTCTTTTGCACCAAAACCGGAAGCGGCACTTCCGGTTTTTCAGGCTCAAAAACCGGAGGTACGACCTCCTAAAAAAGCATTCAGTTTTCAGGTACACTATGGTCACAGCAAGGGCAACACCCCAGACGGGGAGAAGCCCAAAACTGTAAGATGTACCTTGAAAACTGAATATCATTCCCTCGGACAAAACAATGAAACTTCCGTAATTCGCGGCCCGGCCATAAAGAAGGCGGGGTGGCTGAAAGGCCAATGAGAGGAAGGGTGCAGTCCCCCTCACCGAGGTGTATTCCAACCCCCACCGGGCGTCGAGGACAAATAGGGTGGGACACTTAAAACAAAATCTTCAAAGCCCACTACCGGGATTCCTCTGAATCAAGGCAGTGGGCTTTTTCCATACCGAACATTCATTCTGATGACACGGAGGTAATGATTATGAGCCGTACTTTTACCCACAAGACCGACGAATCGACCCTGACCACCCTCTGCCCCCGCTGCCTGAATGCGTTCCGCAATGCACGCGGCATCCGCGTCCGCCGCGCAGACCCCTATCAGCTCACCAAGGAGCCTTGCACCTACTGCCAGACCAACTTCGGCTACGACTACTACATCCAGCCCACCAGCCCGAAAGCCGTTTATATGAAGAAAGGACGGTTCGATGATGAATCTGAATGCGCTTAAGATCGACCCGGAGTTTCAGGGCAAGATCCCGCCGCTGACTTTTGAGGAACTGGAACAGCTGGAGAAAAACATCGTCAACGATGGCAAAGTCATCAATCCTATCATCGTCTGGAATGGCCTGATCGTTGACGGTCATAACCGATACGCTATTCTTCAGAAGCATCCCGACATCCCGTACACCGTTCACGAGAAAGAGTTTGCAGGCCGCTATGAAGCAATCATCTGGATCTGCAAAAATCAGCTTGGGCGGCGCAACCTGACAGTCGAGCAAAAGAAATATCTCGTTGGAAAGCAGTATGAAGCAGAAAAGGCACTTGTTCCTAATGAAAAAGGAACGAATCGATATACAGTTTTAGTTGGTGCTCAAAATGAGCACCAACTAAAACGTCAGAAAACCTGCGAGAAAATCGCAACAGAAATAGGTGCAACTCCAATATTTGTTCGCCGATCTGAGGAATTTGCAAAAGGAGTAGATGCTGCCGAAGAAGCTGTTCCCGGCACACGGCAGAAATTACTTTCCGGCGAAGTCAAGCCAACTGCCGCCGAGATTGCATCCGTTGCCCGTGCCCCTCCCGAAGAACGTCCGGCACTGGTCGAAAAGATCTGCACGCCGAAGAAACCAAAAAAATCCACGAGCAAGTCCACGTCAAAGGCCAAAAAAGAGAAAGCCGAGAACACAGCCGCTGATGCTGTGGCTGAACCAACCTGCAAGCCAGAAGCAGCATCAGCAGGGATAGATGACCCGCCAAAGCCGACTAAGACATTGACTGAACTGCAAACCATCCGCGCCTTATCCGATAAGATGGAATCTGTTGAGCAGGTGGCCGATGCGGAAGGAATGCTCAGCGAAGTGGCATCGGCAGCAGATACGATGATCTATCGTCTGGATGTCTGTTTTGAACATTACCCGGAGTTCCTTGAAAATCCGAACATCCGTCAAAGAGTCGTTGAACTTTTGCAGAAAGCAAAAGAGTATATCGTTAAACTGGAAGGAGAATTTGCCTATGATTAAACGCGTTCACCATGAAATGATCGTCAACAGTAAGTTTCTGGAAGTGCCTCGCAGCTACTACCAGCGGCATCTCAATGCCAACCGGGTCAAGCGCATCGCTGCTGAGTTTGATGAGCGCATCGTCAATGCGCCCAAGGTCAGCTACCGCAATGGTCACTACTACGTCTTTGATGGTCAGCATACCATCGCCGCTCTCAAGCTGCGGAACAACAACTGTGATCTCGACATCCTCTGCAAGGTGTACACCGGTCTGACCGAACAGGAAGAAGCCCTTCTGTTTGCACAGCAGACGGGTATTTCTGCACCGCTTACGGCAGGCGCAAAACTGCGCGCCAAGATCCACGGCGGCGATTCGGAAGCCATCGCATTCCAGAGTGCTACCCAGCGCGCCGGCTTTGGTCTGAGTTTCAACCAGAGTCACGCCAAGTGGAAGATCGCCTGCATCGCTACGGCCTTTGGGGAGTACCGGCAGCACGGCGAACGCATTTACACAGATGCGCTTCGTGTTCTGGCAGAAGCATGGGAGGGAGACATTGACTCGCTCCGTTCTGAGGTGCTGCAGGGCGTTGTCCGTTTCGTGGCGCTGTACGACCACGAGTATGACCCGGTTCGCCTGATCAAGCAGCTCAAGCGCACCAGCCCCCTGACGATCTACCGCAGCGGGCAGGCGATGAGCGGCCCGAACTATCAGAAGTATATGCACCAGATCCTGAAGGTCTACAACGGCTCCAGCCGCTCTAAGAGCCTTCCTATCAAGCAGTGATGTTCTCCCATGGTAACAGTCCTAAAACGCCGCAGAAGCCGTCCGCAGGGCGGCTTTTGCCTACATAAGGAAAAGGGGGATGATTGCTACCGTTTATGTAACAAAGAATTTCGGCTTTCGCCGGGGCGAGATCTACTTTGCAGACCTTGACCCGCACTATGGTTCTGAGCAGGGCGGTAAACGCCCTGTTATTGTGATTCAAAATAATACAGGAAATAAATTTGCGCCGACTGTGATCGTAGCTGCTGTGACCTCAAAAGTCTCCAAAAAGCCAAACCAGCCTACCCATGTTCTCATTGAGCAGAATCCTGCATTCAGCCGTCCGTCTGTGGTACTGCTGGAACAGATCTTCACCATTGATAAAGAGCGCATCAACAGCTTTATGGGAATGACCAGTGAGTGGGAGATGGCGCAAATTGAAAAAGCCCTGAAATGCAGTCTGGCATTGGATCGGGAGAATATGAACCCAGAAAGGGGGAATCTGTTTGGGAGAGGAAAATCTGAATCCGCGTGATGCGTACCGTGTGATGCTCCGGGATTACCCGGATGTGCTGAACATCGACCAGATGTGCGAGGTATTGAGCGTCAGCACAAAAACCGGGTATGCGATTCTGAAAAAAGGGAGCGTCCAGCATTTGAAGGTCGGACGCTCCTACCGCATCCCCAAGGCACATCTTTTGACTTATCTCATCGGATTCGCACCCGGTCACGCTGTCCGGGCATGACATCCTTGCATTCTCTCCTGCCGTTGGGTACACTGATGGTGTCAGCGGCAGAAGTTACATATTCAAGTGGATGCAAAGACAGGAGGAAACACTATGGTAGCAGGGCATCTGCAAGAAAAAAACGACTTCTACTACATCGTTCTGAGTTACAAGGACGCAGACGGAAAGCGAAAGACCAAGTGGGAAGCCACCGGTCTGTCCGTCAAGAGGAACAAGAAGAAAGCCGAGGCTCTTTTGCAGGAACGTCGGAGGAACTTCAAGGTTTCCACCGCACCTGCGGAGATCCGCTTAGACGATGACATTCTTTTTTCGGACTTCATGCTGAAATGGCTGGAAGTCACGAAAAGCACGATCCAAATCACGACCTATGCCAGCTATCAGGGGACGGTGGAGCGCATCATCGTTCCGTATTTCCGAAAGCGCAATATCAAGCTGGTAGACCTGAAAGCCACCGACTTGCAGGATTTCTACAACAAACAGCTTGGACGGGTCAAGGCAAATTCGGTGATCCATTACCATGCAAACATCCACAAGGCGTTGAAGTATGCGGTGAAGATCGACCTGATCCCCAGCAACCCGGCAGATAAGGTCGAGCGTCCGAAGAAGAATGAGTTCAAAGGCAGCTATTACAGTGCCGATGAGATTCATGCTTTGACGGAGATCGCAGAGGGCACCAAGCTGGAGATCCCGGTTCTGCTGGCATCCTTCTACGGCCTGCGCCGCAGCGAGGTGCTGGGTCTGAAATGGGATGCCATCGACTTTGAAGCCAACACGCTGGAGGTCAAGCACATCGTCACGCAGGCATCCATCGACGGTAAAAAGGTTCTGGTGCAGGCTGACCGTGCAAAAACGAAATCCAGCCTGCGGACGCTGCCCCTTGTGCCCCACATCCGTGACCGTCTGCTGATGCTGAAAGGTCAGCA